CAGCACGGTGCTGCAACTATTATATCTTATTCTAGCAATATTTACAACATTGCCGGAACACTATCCACATGATAATTCCATCATTCAAGGCGGGGTATATTCGTACTCCTCGCCTAATATCAACAACAGATATAACATCTACAGGAACACAAAATTATACAGTTCCTGCCGGAACAATCTATCTTGAAATTGAAATAGTTGGTGGCGGTGGTGGTGGTGGAGCAGGGAGAACATTAACTTCTGGAAGAAATACAAGATATCATGGCGGTGGCGGTGGCGGTGGTGGTGCGTATGTAAAATACACTTATAGAGGTAGTCTACACGGCGGATTTAAAACTGGAGATACGCTGTCCTTTACCGTAGGTACAGTAGGATCTGCTGGAAGCGGTTCATCTTCTGGTGGAAATGGAGTAGCAACAACTCTTAATTCTCATACTCAAGATTCCATTCCTCAATTATTTGTGAGCGTTCCAACTGCTGGTGGTGGCGGTGGTGGAGAAACAGAATCAACATACAACACTACTGCTTCAGGTGGTTCTGCTGGAGTTGCATCTAATGGAGATGTAAACACAAACGGAGGAACCGGATCTAATGGTGGTGCTCCAAGTGCATCATCAAGTAACGGTGGCAATGGAGCACTCAACGGGGGATCTGCTATTTTTGGAAATACAACTGTTGCCGCAGGAGGAAACTTATCAACCCCAGTGGGCGAATCAGGAGTTCAACCCGGAAACGGTGGTGGTGGTGGATATAACGCATCAGGTTCTAGTGCAAACGGCGGTGCTGGTGGTGCAGGACAAGTAAGAATAAAGGCATATGGATGAACAGAATAAAAGTAAATATTCCAATTGGAACCTCTGGCAAATGGTCAATAAGAAAAGCCACTGGTGATTCTAATACCATATACACTGATATTTTGGGTTCTCCTTGCGGGGGAAAAATAGAACCATATGACGATTATACTTTTTTATTTCATGATGATATAAAATTTGTAATGTCTGATACTTATAGTGAATATGCAGAACACCAACCTTTATGGAGTGGCGCAACTGGAGATGTTCTTATTGCTGGTCTTGGAGTTGGATATGTGAACGAATTTCTCATGAATAATGAAAATGTGACATCAATCACTATAATTGAAAAAAATCAAGATGTTATAGATTTGGTATGGCCTTATTGTCCAAAAAATGGAAAATTTACATTAATTAATGAAGATATTGAAAACTGGACTTTACCGAATAATTCACATTGGCATTTTGGTTGGTTTGATTCTTGGACATCTGAATCTAACATAGACAGTTATCAAAGTTATCAACAGTTTATTCAAAACAAATATCAAACACACTGCGATTCAATTCGATTTTGGTCGGGTGAGTAATTTTATTCAATATCGATTGCTCTGATCTCAATGTGCTGTATCATAGTCTAAATATATCGCACAACAAAGGAGTGAAGTATGTCTGACGAGATTCGACTGCCGACTGAGTATCAACAATTTATTCACTTATCACGCTATTCAAGATGGCTTGAAAATAAGGGACGAAGAGAAACTTGGGAGGAGACAGTCAATCGCTACTTCAACTTCTTCGATAAGCATCTCGCAATTTTTACTAAAGGAAAGTTATCGAAGTCAGAGCGTGAAGAACTTCGTCAGGCAGTTCTCAATCTTGAGGTGCTTCCTTCAATGCGATGTCTCATGACAGCAGGCGAAGCCCTTGAACGAGACAACATTGCTGGATACAACTGTGCCTATGTTCACATCAATCGGGTTCGTGCATTCGATGAGATTCTCTATGTTCTCATGTGTGGTACGGGGGTTGGATTCTCTGTCGAGCGTCAGTTTGTTGAGAAGTTACCAACCATTGCCGAAGAGTTCAGCGATAGCGATACCCTCATCAATGTTGCCGATTCAAAGCAGGGTTGGGCAAAGGCTTTCCGTGAACTGATCAGTCTTCTCATCGTAGGTCAGATCCCCAAGTGGGATGTGTCAAAGGTTCGTCCTGCGGGTGCTCGACTGAAGACATTCGGTGGCAGAGCATCTGGTCCTCGTCCACTTGAAGATCTATTCAAGTTCACCGTGGAGACTTTCCGAAAGTCTGCGGGTCGCAAGTTGACTTCAATCGAATGTCATGACATTGTTTGCAAGATCGCAGAGATCGTAGTTGTCGGGGGCGTTCGTCGCTCGGCACTCATTTCACTTTCAGAACTTGGCGATGAGAGAATGCGTAATGCCAAGAGCGGTGCTTGGTGGGAAGCCAATCCACAACGGGCACTCGCAAACAATAGCGTTGCATACAAGGAAAAGCCTGAAATCGGAACCTTCATGCAGGAGTGGCTGTCTCTCTACAACAGCAAGAGTGGTGAGCGTGGTATCTTCAATAGAGCCGCAGCACAAAAGACTGTTTCAAAGTTAGGTGATCGTCGTGATCCTAACCATGAATTTGGTACGAATCCCTGCTCTGAAATCATTCTTCGTGATCGTGAGTTCTGTAATCTTACGGAGATCATCATTCGTCCAACAGACACCGTAGAAGATCTTCTGAGAAAGGCTCGTATTGCTGCCATTCTAGGTACGATGCAAGCATCACTCACTAATTTCCAATACATTTCTTCTGAGTGGTCGAAGAATTGTAAGGAAGAAGCACTTCTTGGCGTTTCCATGACTGGTCAGTTGGACAACAAGATGATGCTTTCGATGTCTGATAATAGTGATCTTCTTTTGCCGTCTTCACTACCAAATATTCTTGAGACCGTGAAGAACAAAACCATTGAAGTGAATGCAGAATGGGCAAAGAGACTTGGTATCAATCCCGCTGCTGCAATTACATGTGTCAAGCCTTCGGGAACTGTTTCTCAGTTGACTGATGCTGCTTCAGGAATGCACCCAAGACACAGTCAATACTACATTCGCACGGTTCGTGCAGACATCAAAGATCCCCTCTGTCAGATGATGCAGGAGGCAGGATTCCCTTCTGAGCCTTGCGTAATGCGTCCCGACCACACTAGAGTATTTTCATTCCCCATGAAGTCTCCCGATGGGTGTTTGACACGCAATGATCTAACTGCAATTGAACATCTGAATCTTTGGTTGACCTATCAGAGACATTGGTGTGAACATAAGCCGTCTATTACCATTACCGTTCGTGAACACGAATGGATGGATGTTGGTGCTTGGGTGTATGAACACTTTGATGAGGTGTCTGGAATTTCCTTCCTGCCCCACAGCGACCACTCATACAAGCAGGCTCCGTATCAAGATTGCACAAAGGAAGAATATGAAACCCTTTTGGCTCAAATGCCAAAGAATGTAAACTGGTCTGATCTCTCCAAGTATGAGAAGGAAGATAGAACGGCTGGATCTCAAACCTATGCTGGTTCTGGAGATAAATGTGAATTGGTGGATTTGACATCGTCATAATTCAGCATAAATAATTCAGGGCATATTATGGATATTATAGCGATACAAACATTTTGGTCGGGACTTGTTCTCTATATTCTATACGAGACATCTGCGGTATATTCCTACATTTCATCTTGGCCGATGAAATTGTTTAATAGATTGACTAAAGTTCGTCAGTATAAAAAAACTAATGATGGTATGAGTTATTCTGATTGGATGTCGATCCATCATGAAAATTCGTTTTTAATAAAATTACTGTCGTGTAGATACTGTTTTGGTGTTTGGACATCATTTGGTATCTGCATGACAACAAACTCGCCCGAAAATATACCTATAGTTTATTTTGGTGGGCAATTAATCTGCTCTATATTTGCATTAATTGAAAGGAAAATAAAAAATGCATGAAATTACATTTCAAGGACCAGAAGATTTTTATGAAAGAATTGATTCATGTGGAATTGAGATTAATAATGAAATCCACAATTCAATCTATTCATTTTATAGAATGATGAAGTCTTATAAAGATCCAAATACTTGTTCTTGTAAAAAGGGAATCCGGGTTTATCAAAATTTAGTCAATCAATATGTAAATATTCCCATTAAACTTAGAACTGATCCAAATATCAATTCTATCAAGCAAGTACTAGGAACTGATGGTGCTATTATTTTTAAATTGAATGAAGAAGAATTTTCAAGGGTTGACTAATGAAGAAATCAGACAAAGCATTTGTTGACTTTGTCCGTAAAAGCCTAGGTAATTTTGGCCTCAAATTGAATGCTAGGAATAGTAAATTTGTTAGGAGCAATGGATATACTTGTTATGGATTTTTCGATGAAAGCCAAATATGTGTAGCCAAAAAAAATCCAAAGTGGATTGAGGTTCTTGCACATGAATATTCCCATTTTATTCAATGGAAGAGAGGAACCGAACTTTACAGAAAATGTTTTGGTCCAACTAACAACTATGCTGATGTAGTTGAGGAATGGATAACAGAAAATAAAAATATAGACAAAAGAAGAATAAAACGGGCATTTCAAACATATCGTGCAATGGAAAGAGAATGTGAAATTATGGCTATGGGTATAATGCAAAAGCATGGTATAGATTTTGACCCCGTGTCTTATGCTCAAGAAGCAAACTGCTACATTTACATGTATCATTACATGGAAAAAAAGAGAATAAAGAAATTCAAAAAACAACCAGATTGGAGGGTGTTTAGAAAAATGCCTTCTTCTATGAGAGTGCATTCCCATGTAAAAACGAATGTGGATGTGGAAACAATATTAGATTCTCTTCTATGAATCCTGATAAATAATAGTCCTATGTCAATTGAAACATCACATTTTAGAATATTCAACTGTTATCCATCATTCACAAATGTATATGTAAGTTCGGAAGGGAATAAAGTAAATCCCATTCCAAATTACGGTAGTGCAGCAGGATCTCACCTAAAAGATTACTATGAAAATAGAATGTCCGAAACTCCTGTATCGGGTTGTGACTACCTTGTTGCATTTTTAGCATCTAGTAAAAGTTTAACATCAATTGCGGGTGCAGAACTTACTGGAATGGCTAATTCCGTTTCGATTGATTTTGGTGTTACACATTCAACAGAAGGATTTGGTCTTTTAGATTTCAGGGGAGATTCTTGGAAACATCTTGTTGGTGATGGAATTATTGGACAAAGTAATACAGCAAATTATGAAGCGTATACGGATACTTTATCTGCTGCTATAAACATATTAGACCATTTCAAAAACAAATACCCCCTAATTAAATGGGCATATGCTGGACTTCCGTTCTTACCAAAATATACATGTTTTGCTCCAACTGCTGGATCCTCTTTCACATGGACACAGGGGCTAACAAATACACCTGGTGCAACAAATAATCATTGGGATGCAGCACATCCAACTGGCGCATCTTATGGAGAACAAATTTTTGAATGGTCTAAATCTCCAAGTAAACTAGTAGATTATTTTAAAACAAATTCAGTTAACAGATGTCTAACTATTCTTGAAAATTCTGGTTGGGCTTGTCCTGATATTAATCCTGTGGCAACAAACAACACAGAATTTGGTGTAAATGTACATTCTGTAGTAGATCATCACAGATATACGAGAGATCTTGTTAAAATTGCAAACACATTTGCAAAAACACAGCATGCACTTGAAAGAGATTTCAAAGTTATGCCGCTTGTTAATAGCATGATAAGGTCTAGAGAAATTAATGTTTTCGATGATCCGAATGGAGAATTTACAAACACTTATGGAATGGCATTTGGTGCTAGTGGAGAAATCGTTAACTTTTATTCTGGATATACAGGCGCATCCGGAATGGGGGGTTCGGGGGCAGCAGATTCGGATATAAGTGTAGAATTTTTACGAGCAGGTATGCTTGAACCCGCTGCTTTCGCCGGGGCTGTTGGATTTATTTACCAAGATAATATTCCTCTGTTAGTTGAATTGGCTTGTACTGGATCCACATCTTTATCCGAAGATGATGTGGAAGCAGTTATTAGAGCGAGAAATTATATATCTAAAAAGGTATACAACACATCAAATACAAATTCAATTCCTTGGCAAAATGTGAAAAATGAAGTTCTTATTGATTTGTCTTTGAATGTGGCAGCAAATCAACTTAGAACTTTTGCTGAAAGTATTCCAATAGGAGATGGTTGGAGTTTAAGAAGTATTTCCCAAAGAGGAGAGCAATCTCCAGCAGATAGTCTACAGGTTGAACAATATAAAAGTGTTAGGTGGAAACAGTGTGGATCAAATTGTTCTTCCCCCGCAAATGATGGGGAAAATGCCGAATATCTTCCTCTAAGAAGTATTGAATGTGATTGTGGTGGTGGAGGGGGATGTCCAAAAGGTGTTTGTTGTGTTTCACAAGGAGGAATTGGATATTGTTCCGATAGTTATCAGGGTGATTCACCCGGATCTGGAATATGTGAAGGTGATTGTAATCTAAACGGTGCTTCTGGAACCTTCATCCCCTTCAATGATCCTATATTTACTTCCGGAACACCAAAAACTTGCGCCTCTTTATTGCCTGGTGGTCCTCTTTCGGAAAACGGGGGATCTTTTGGATGCTGGACACAAATTGGCCCACACAATCCTGAATATGTTCAGTATTGCAATGATCAAGGTCTGATTATTCCAGATTCAAATAATACATGCATACAAATTAAATTCTGCGAATATGAGTGTGAGAATTGTGATGCCGCTTACCAGCCAGACCAATCCGGAGCCTGTGGCACATGTCCTGTCAATCCAGGACCGCCACCCACCGGAAGTCCTTATAGTTTGTATCAACGAAAGTGTAGACAATATAGAAACAATCCCAATGTGTGCTGTTGCGTTGATTCTGATAGTGATGGAGATGTAGATGCTAAACCTCCACAATGCTATGCTGGTTCGGCTGGCGAAGGTGCAGCAAGTTCCGGTTCCGGTAGTGGACCATTTAGCGGATCTGGATTATATGGTGCTGCTTCATGTGGTCGGTCTTCAAATCAATGGACAAGTTCTGGTGAGACTATTCCCGATACTCCTTGTACACAAGCGAATCAATCACAAAATTGCATACATCCATGTGCAGACTCGGTTAAAATAGAACCCGATCTTTGTGATTGTTGTGGATTGAAAAGGACAGATAATAATGGTCAGGAAGAATCTTGTTGCGAGAGAGATGTGCCGGGCGGTCTATGTCTCAGCATTCAACCTTCCATATCCTGCACATGTCAATTTAGTGACTATGTGAATATTAATACTTCGTTTTTTACAAGTGAATATATATCAGATGATATGAAAAAAGCAGTAATAAGTGATCTTTATGGGTTTTTAGATCCTAAAGGAACTTTGTATTCATTCTATGAAAATATCTTTAGACAATTCCCCGAATACTCCAACATGAGAAAACCGGGTACAGTTGGTAACTCTTTATCATACTTCGGAAGTATATTCAAAGATTCAAAAAATACAAACAAATCACTATATTATAATTACAAACCATCAACACAAACAATAAACAGAATTAAATCTGAATTTGCATTTGATAGATTTCTTAAAGTAATTTCCTATATGTAAAAAAGAAAGGAGAGAATATCATGCCAGAATTTCTAGGTACAACTTGGTGGAGCGTTTTAATGTTTATCGCTGGCACTTTGATCGGAGCACCGATGTGGAAGTGGGTGTCAGCAAAACTTCCGTGGAATAAGTGAATTAAATAATAGAAGATTTTGGTCAACGGGGGGAGTACTCCCCCCGTTTTCTATTCAATTTGATTGTCTACTAAATACAATAAATGCCTAAAAATTACTTTAATCTAATTAAATCTGTGAAGGAGTGGTCCATACCCACTGCTCACACGGCTAGAGTAACCTCTAAATTAAATACTCGCACCGATCTGTCTAGAAAGGCAAATAAACCAAGTGTAATACAGCCCGTACAAATGCCGTTCAGTAAAAAAGAAAAGACTCGTAAAGGCATCCACGGATTTCAACTAGGAGATAAGTGATGGCTATTAGTGGACTGAAAGGAACTTTTGGATTTGATATATCTAAATCAATCCCACAATTAAAAACTGATGGTGATGATCGTTACACAAGACCATTTAAAAAAAATGAAGGCATAATTATACGGTTGCCATTAAATTCAAATATAATGAATGATAGAGAAGGAATTTATGAAGGAATTCCTATTCCGGCTTCTGCTGACGAAAAAGTAAAAAGAGAAAATCTCTTTCCTTATACCGGACAGCCTGGTGAAATAGCATATTGGAATTTTCCTTTAGATTTAGCCTATGCTAAACACAATCCTGATCTTTATATCAACAGAGGAAAACTTTATGATGGTCAAAGCATTGTGTTTTCTGATGAAATCGACGGAAAAATTTATCTGAATAGATTTGTAGATCAAAATGATTTTGTCGATACATTTGTCGGATCTAAACTTTCACATCTAAGTAAAAACATATATGCGGCACAGACATCATATGATTATCTGTGGACAATTGGGTATGGATTTGTCCCATATCTTTTGGGATCTGTAATTGAAGGAATTAGAAGTGGAGCAAGAAGATTCATAATCGGACCAATTAATCAATACACATCAAACCCCGAATTTGGGAATTACTGTACATCTACTCTTGATTCGATGGGAAGTTATGGGGATATGGCGTGTTCAGGAACTGGACCTTACCAAAATTTTAAATTCGTAATGCCTTTTTATCGAAGAGATGGTTTTGAAAGCAGAAATGATCTATTTAATTATAAAGTAGAAACGAAATTAAATTCATCAAATCCAATTAATACTAAGTTTTTAGAATTTACTCCATTTTCACATGAAAATTTGAATTATAGTGGATTTAGATTAAAAGACAGAAAAAGTCTTCCGGTTCCGTATTCGGAATATGATAAATCTACCATAGATCTTGGAGCATCTTCTGGTGTTGGGATTTTACCCGAAGATGATTTCTATTATGGACTCAATAAGTTATACCCTTGGATTTCAACTGCAACATCAAGATCAAAAGGATACGCAATAACAAAACGACATGTTTTGGGTACATTAAATCCTTTTCACTCATATTCATACCCTGAAAATTCGCCGTCGAATATCAATCCAATTGGATATGCAAGTGCTATTACAGGCCAACCGCCATTCAGTGACACATCTTTCCCACAAAAAATTCACTTTTGGGACAAGATCAATGAAAAAGTTATAGAAAGAGATATTGTTGCTAGTATACCAATCGATGTAAGAACTATACACAACGCAATAAAAGAAATTCTAAACGATCAACTTCTTAAGTTGGATTCTAATTTTAGTTGTTCGTCAAGTAATCCAGCGGCAGCACAGTTGGCAACTTGTGAGGGTTGTGAGGGTTGTGTTGTCGAAGATGAAGGATTCGATTGGTATGATTTTATTCATCTAAAAGATGTTTTAATCGATGATTTTAAAACTCCAATAGGAACATGTTTAGACAAAAAACAATTTACTTCTAATACTTCAAAGAATAAAAAAATCTACAAAATACTCTTTAGAAATGAAAAAATAAGAGAAATAAAAAAATCGATTTTGTCGAATTTGCCCCCGATGGACGAAGACCCAACTGTACCGTCTAATTCATTAGAAGGTTCTTTGTCGGGGCTTCCTACTGCTGCAATCAATGCTATTCGGGAGTTTTTCCCATACGGGCTTAACAATATTTTTTATGGATATTTCAACACAAATGATCACACAAAAAATTCATGCACATGGCAATATATTGTAAGCCATTTTAAAGCAATTCTCGATGCGAAGTGTGCAATACACTTACTAAATGAAGATCTTCCCGATGGTGTTACCCCTATTGCATTTCTCGACACAAGAAGATCAGAAACTCACAAATTTTCAATGTTCTTAGACAATTCTGATCGTGGATTTATTTTAAACAGGTGTTCGCCTTCACCCCATATATTTGCCCACACTATAGGTGAAGGATATGCAGTTGCATCTTCAATCAATACATATCAAAATCCATTAAAATCTTCCATGATAACTTTTAATATGACAAGAATAGGAAACTGTGATAATTTATATCCACAGGGATTTTTAGAGTCTTGTGATGAGATCGGTGAATCATCTTCAGGTACAAAATGTAAATGGAGATTATACGGTATAAATTGTGGTGCCGCACCAACCAAACCAGGAATTAGAAGCGGAGTTGAAATCGGAGTTCATTATAAACCACAAGGCATTTACGATACTGAAAAAACAAAAAGAAATGCGTGTTTCGTTTGTGATGACGAACCTGTGACTGCATTGACAAAAAAAATACCCACTGGTTCTTTACCTGATGATATTTTACTAGATTTTTCTTTAAGTAATTATAATAGTGAAAGACCTGATGGATCATCGGATATTCCCGCTCCACTATTTACTTACAACGAAAATAAAATTCCAATTATGACAGACATGATTATGGGCAGTGAATTTATTTCTGCTAATAAAAACTATGAACAAGTTGCTGCATTAACATGTTTAGTTACAGGGCACAGTGAAGATTTTGAGTGGATTAAAGGGACGGAAGTTTGGCAAAATTTTGATGGAACAATTGGGGGAGGGGATTCTTTTACAGAATTACAGCCTAAATGGAAAGTTTATAAGCATTCTAAAGATAATGGTGTTCTTACTTTGTATTCACCAAGACAATCAAGTGGAAACTTAATATTGCCGACCGAGGTTCTTTCCGGAGGAGATTCGTGCAATAATACAATATTTGGATTTTATGGTGGTACAGGATACATTAAAACTACTTTAGACATCACAGATAATCCTTGTCTAAATCCAATTAGTTATGGAGTTAAACATCAAATAGGTAATAAAAAGGGATACCTATATGATTCATCTGGAAAATATCTTGAAGTTATTCGTGGTGGGCCAAGATTTTTTTCTGGATTTTCGTACCTTTTACAATCCAGTGTTTCATCTGTTATTGAAGATACCTCCGAAATTTCATTCGCAAGAAATTATGCTTGTGAATTTACACAAAGTAAACCAAGTTTGTCCACTCATGAATTAAGTGAAAATTTTGATCATGATCTAGGCTCATATTGGGAGCAAAGTTACAACTATCACAATATTGGGACTTTCTTGTCTGATCAAAAAATCTACTACAGAGCAAATCCATCCGATATAGTAAATAAATATTACTATTTCGGAACTCCCTCCGACATATTTTATAAAATATTGGATAAATTTAATTTGGAGAATGGGGTCAGTGGATTATACAAATGCAACAAACAAGTTATAAAAGATTCTCCGCTTTTTGGAGAAATGCAAAATCCCAATCCCAAATTGCCTAATTCAGAAAATGAAAATGAACCAATACAATCGAAAAAATTTAAAGCAAAACATGGTCCCGGACCTCACATTTATGAAAAAGAGTTCTTGAAGTGATGCTAAATAAGAACACAGGAGATTAATAGCATGGACAATGTTAAACTAATTAGAATGGTTTCGGGTGAAGAAGTGATTGCTAAGGTACTTGATGAAACTCAAGATGGTGGACTTGTTCTCAAGAACCCATGCATTCTGCTTCCTGCTGGTCAGGGTAGACTCGCTCTAGTTCCTTGGATGCCTTATGCGGAAACGGAAAACATGGAAGTTCCGTCTAAGGTGGTTGCTTTCCAAGTCACTCCCAAGATTGATTTGGTCAATGAATACAACACGATGAACAGCGGTCTCATCGTTCCTGACAAGAGTGTTGCATCACCGAAACTGACTTTGGTCGAGTAATCTGACCGTCTAATAAGGACAGATTTCGCAGAATCTGTCCTTCTGAGAAGGACACCTTTTGGGTGTCCTTTTCTATTTACGACATCTTACTATAATTGCCCTTCTTGGATAGTTGAACATGCCGCTCAAACTTATCTTGAAGAACTTCCTTGGACTTGTGGCTGATGACAAAAACATTTACATTGTGACCACGCATGCCATTCATGATCTCTAAGAACGCTTCTGTCGATGTATCGTCTAGCGATCCATCTAAAACCTCATCTAGAATCAGCAAGTTAGTGGAGAGTGAGTTCTTGATCTCTGCCATGGCTCTCCAAGCAAACAGAAGTGCCAGATCGATCTTCCGCTTCTCACCTTCGCTGAAAGAAGCATATGTGAATACATCACGATGTCGAGACTTGATGGTTTCGTTGAATTCATCGTCAAGATTAAAGTTGACGAAGAAATTCATCATACTCAAATACTTGTTGATCGTTCTATTGATGACTGGAATATAATGCTTGATAATTTTTTTCTTGATTCCACCATCTTTCAGCAGGATAGACGCAAGGCCCAAGTAATGATTGTCCTCTACAAGTTCTCGCTTTGAATCAAGAACCTCTGATTCCTCGGTTTCAAGTCGAGAAAGTTCATTTTCCTCTTGAATCAACTTTGTGGTATCCCCCCCACGACCCCTAACTTTTCCAATGTAGTCATTAAGGGAATCGATGTCCGATGTCTTTTTATGAATTAGGGATTGTAATGAAGAAATTTCTAAAAGGACATCCGTGATGGTGTTCAGTCTGTCATCGACCTCTTTGTATTTGACCATCAGTTCTGATAGTCCATCATTCAAATTCTCAGACTTATTGCGCTTTGATTGTACAGTTGACTTCTTAAACTCTTCATCAATTGACTGTGAGCATGTCGGACACTTGTTATTGCTTTCGTAGAACTGCACCTCTTTCTTGAGAGATGCAATTTTCTTTTCAATTGTGCCTCTCAAAGCAATACACTCCTCACGCTTCTTAGATATTGAATCTTTATCCGATATACTTTCGAACATGGTTTCAATGGTTTTAGTCATCGATTCAATTTCTTTTCGATGCTTTTCTATCTCTTCATTTGTGCGGTCTACCTCTTGAGTTTCCCACGCTTTATCTGATAGAGTTCTTTTTCTTTCGTCTTCGATGATCTTTCGTTGGTTCTTGACTCTCTCCTTAGCAATAGCCAACTGAGTGTCAATCTGTACCGACTCTTCCTTGATCTGGCTGGTTCTTTCCTTGAGAAGGGTATTCATCACGGAGAACACTCCGATGTCTAGAATCGACTCTACGACCGCTCTACGCTCTGCTGCGGGTAATCGCATGAATGGGATATAATTGGCAGAACCTAGTATAACTACCTGACAAAAAGACTTATAAGACATGTGGAGAATCTGTTCCTCTAGAATCTTTTGCCCGTCCCGTGCTTTTGCTTCTTGATCTAGGAGTTTATCGTCTTTCCAAATCTCAAAGATCTTGGGTGACTGCCCACGAACGATTTTGTATTCGTTCTTTTCATCCGAGAACTCCAATTCAACAACACAATCTTTTTCATTGACTGAGTTAGTTAACTGTGGTAAGTTGATATTTCTGTATGGCTTATTGAAAAGAGCAAATGTCAAAGCGTCGAGCAAAGTACTCTTACCTGAACCATTCTCACCGCTGATTAGGGTTGTTGATGCATCCGTTAGAGATAGTTCTGTAAAATTATTTCCTGTGCTTATAAAGTTCTTCCACCGAATTTTCTTGAAAGTAATCATACAGACTGCGCCTCCATGTACAGTTCACGAATGATGTTCTTTAGTCTAGTCGGATCTTCAATCCCCTCTGTCCTATCAATCTCTTCGCAAATCAAACTCAATGTGTCTTTGGTCAAATCAACTTTCTCTACCGTATTAACAGTCTTGTTGGATTGAGTTTGATCCAATATCGAAATTGAATGTGAACCTTCTTCATTCAATTTATCAATCACACGATCCAACATGAATGGGTTCGTCTTCTTCTCAATAACTAGTCTGACAAATGTGTTTTTGAAATAGTTCCAATCAATTGAACCATCGAAGAAGTCTTTATGTTCTTCATCGTTGTAGGTAAACTGTGTGAAAAGACGAATTGGATTCTGAATATATTCAACCTCACCAGTATCAGTATCAATTACATGAAATCCTTTAGGCTCATGCAAGTCACCAAAAGTGATCTGATATTGTGTACCAAGATAGTGGATGTTGCCTTTACTGTGTCTGCAATGGAAATGTCCGCTGTAAACAGCATCGTATCCCGAAAGAATACCAGGATCCATACCATCATGGTGTTCAACACCACGAAGCACTTCGTATCCCGACAACTCAAAGTGGCCCATGAGAATCTTTGCATCTTTCTTTGCAATGAAATCTAGGCACTCTTTCTCATTTGCTGTAGTTATCCAAGGAACCATTCCAATTCGAAGTCCCTTGATTTCGACAACTCTTGGTTCAAAATAGAAATTCCAATTGTGGCAAAGGCCCGAATGGTAAAACAACTCTTGAATGGAGTTGACTTCGTTGGTGTTCTTATAGAAAACATCGTGGTTACCTGGAATGATGTCTATAGTGATTCCCAATTCCAACAAAGGAGTAATGAACCTCTTCTGAACGACATTCAATGTGTGAAAATTAACATACTTGCGACGATCCATAAGATCACCCAAGTGAATGACATTTCGTATGTCATGCATACGCATATATGGGAAGAACACTTTCTCAAAGAACTGCATGAAGTGTTCTAGAAAAATTGGATTGTCGTTACGAGCACCGAAGTGTGTGTCGTTTATGATTGCTATCTTACCCATTTCACTCCATCAAGCCTTCTAGGTTTTCTTTGGATGATTTCTTCTTACGCTTTTTCTTCTTGATTATTTTGTTTTCTGAAGTTCCTTCGAAATTTTGGATGTCGTTATCGCTAAGGGAGAAGTAATCGGCGTAAGGATTTTCGCTTCTAGGTTCTGAGTCTGAGAACTTACTATCTTCCATCATTCTATTTCTGAACTTTCCCGTTTTATCTGAGTTCTCAAAGCATTTCATCTTGACGAATAGTTGCTTCTTCTCTTTCATTATTCTACGAAGAAAGGCATAGTAGATTATTTGAGTAAAAAAGGCAAAAGGGTTCTTTGATTTCTTTTCGTCAAAATTTGTGGTGTACATTATACAATTTTCAATGCCATCGGATATCATCTCCTCTTTGAAAATGTAATTAGCAAAATTGGGTTTCTTCGCTAAGTTGAGTGCGATATCCAAAAAGCACTGTCCAATATAATTGGACACACCTGGAGGCTTTTCTCCATTTTTCTTTGCTTTGGTGTGTAATTTTTTATGTTCAATAAGTTCCTCTAGGAACTTTTGATTGTCGATATAGTGATTTTCTTTTTTTCTTTTAGCCATGTTATTGGGTGTAGTTTAACCTGAATATTCATTTTGTAAAGACTTTAGTTTCATTTTTGTAAAAATCTTTAGGATTATAATGTAAAGAACTGTTTTTGTGTGCTACATATCCTTGGGTTACAAGGAACCAAAGTACTTAAGTACTATATTACCCTATTAAGTAAGATATAAAGTATCAAGTACTTAAGTACTAGGCGAGTTCTTCGCCTTCATCCTCATCATCGAAAAAATCATCTTTTGCATCTTCAAGATCATCATTTGCATTGAATAGATCAAATCTGATTTTTGCTTCATTATAGTCCTTTAGGACATCATTGTATGGATTGGATATGCAAACTACCATTTTTTCAGGAACAATGTACATCTCGTCTTTTGAAAATTCCATCCAAGGTTTTAGTAACATCATTGGTTCTGCTGGTTTGCCCCTTTTGTCTATTGTAGATACAAATGATATAGACATGGGTCTTTCTAGTTGATAAATCGCATTGGTTTTGGCTATACCACAGATTAAAGTTTCGTTACTAACAAGTCGAACAATCCTGATTGGATACATCATGGTTTGTCCTTTCCATAAACAGGCAACTTAACAATTTTGTACGGAAACCCTTCTTCGTCGTATAATTTCATTCGGGATAAGAAGTGTTTGAAGGTATAGTTTACTTCATCTTCCCAGTGTAAATCGTCCGCTATATCGTATAACTTTGCGATATCTTTGTTTTCTGATTTACGAAGTTGTCTACCGATGCTCTGAAGGATTCGAATCCTACTCTTGGATGGACTAGCGAAGATCAAATTTTTCAAAGACTTGATATTAATCCCTGTGGAAAATGTCCCATATGAAGCAACAATAATTGCATTGTCTTCTTTTTCTACAATGTGGCGAATTTGCTCACGGTCATCCACATCAGTTTCTCCTGCTACGAAAAACACTTTACGGTTTTCTATTTCAATAGGAGCCATCTTACGAATCATCTCATATAGAGGCTTACCGTGTTTCTCGACATACTGAAACAGAACAAGAGTGTTGCCTCTTACGGATGTTGCGAGTTTAGAGATCATGAAATTGCGTTTTTCACAGTTGACAATCCAATCAATTTCATGTTGATAATCTAGACCTCTTAAGGCTTCACGAATCTCTTGTGGATATTTGAACAGTACGCATTCGATCTTCAACGCCGTTAATAGTTCCCTCTCCATGAGTTCTTTTGTGGATACAACTTTGTTGACAGGTCCAAATAAACCTTCGATGCACAACTTGTGGATCTTCGTTCCGTCGAGTGTTCCCGTAAGAGCAATTCTGTAGGGACAATCAACCAACTTGTTCATGATAGTTGTTAGCGATTGCGACTTGAATAGATGCGCTTCGTCGCCTATAACAACCTCAAAATTGTCAAACCAAGCACGGGGCATTTTGTAAATAGATTGCCATGTGGAGATGACTATCTGACGATCTGTTAGTTTAGCCACACCACCATGAATTTTGTGACAGTTTTTGTGAACTTCCCATCCCGAGTTTTTTGAATAGTCATCAAAGTCTGCATACATCTGTGCAACTAGCGAGATTGTGGGAACAACTATGAGTATCTTTCTCGACGGATTAATTACATTTTGATAGTAGCGACATAGACTATAGATGATTAGACTCTTACCACTAGCAGTTGGAGACAGAAGCACACAACGAGACTTATTGATAGCGTGACAAAACGCATCTACTTGGTGGTCATGTGGATCAAGAGGTTGGTCTCCTGCTTTGGGTTTGAGGCTCCTGATGAAATCTTTGGCCTTTTCGCAATTTATTTTGATTTCGGGACTTGCTAGTAGTGAGTCCACTTCCATTGTGTACCCACGCTGCTGCGAGAACGAGGCAAGATATTCAATTAGTCCCGCAGGAAGAAGTCCCGAGTGTGCGTTGAATAGCCTGATTTTACCATCCCAGTACTTGTTCTTAAAGGCAGGAGTGAACTTAGCACCTGGAACATCATAAGTAAAATAGTCTTGCAACTCATATGCGATTCCATTGTCTGCAAGGACACGGATAAACGCAGAGTTTACATGACGAACACCTATCACATTCATTCATTCGTATTTAGGTTACACCAGACATGAACTTACGCCACTCAATGGCGTTGCGAATGACCCATTGACGATTGTTGATTCCTTTGAGAATAGAATCTAGATAGTCAACTTTTTGTTTTTGCATGTCAATTTTCGTTTGGATCTTGATCAAATCAGCATCTGAATCAAGATAAACATCCATATCTTGCCGAAGAATTCTGTGGTCAAACTGCTCCCAACCTAAAGCGGTAAGTTCGTCTTTTGACATCTTGCCCGAATAGTACTCCCATTTCTGTCTTCGAAGAATTTTGTAATCAGCCTCATACTTTCTCAATATGAGAGATTCGTCGTGGAAAATATTAAGATACTTTCCATGCAGTTGAGGAATTCGAACAGATTCATCTGCAAGTTCAGTTCCGTCCATTTTCAGGTCGGTTTCGGCCATTTCACGGATTCTTTCAATATTCATTGCGTAAATTGTATCCTAAAATCTTGAAATGTCAATACATAATAATATGAGAGTTTATGGAATAGATTATTCTATGACTTCTCCAGCCATCTGTTTATTTGATGGTGAGGAGTGGTCTGTGAGATACTTGACTTCAACTTCACGACATGTGAAAGAATATCAATTTCAAACTTTAATGGGTAAGATTAGTATCGTTGGAGACCCACACAAGGAATTGTGGAAAACTCAAGAGCATAGATTTCATGATATTTCAGAATGGGCGATGGCTTGTATTGATGATGTTCGTGCTAAAATCGTGATAGAGGATTATGCCATGGGGTCTAAAGGTAAAGTTTTCCACATAGCAGAAAATTGCGGCTTGTTGAAACACAAACTGTGGAGTGAGGGTTTCAAGTTTGAGACAATCGCACCAACATCTTTAAAGAAATTCGCTACAGGTAAAGGCAATTCTAATAAAGACATCATGCATGCTCACTTTATTAAAGACACAGGGGTCGATCTCATGAAAGAGATGACCCCTAATGCCAAGGACTGTATCAGTCCAGTTTCGGATGTGGTTGACTCGTTTTACTTAGCCAAATGGGCTAATCATACGGCCATAGATCTTGTTGTGTAGATTTGAGGGAAAGCCTTTTCAACCATTTCCTTATCGATTCCGTATGAATACTTGAAAGATCCCTCAAACATAGACTTGAGCATTTCTGTTTCCTTTTTGGAAATGGATTCAAGAATCTGAATCAGGATTTCATCCTTTCGTTTAGCGGAAAGGTTGTATTCTTCTTTGAAAATGTAAAGTCTTCGAACTTCCGCCCAAAGAGAAGATGGTGCTAATCCATCAGGACTGCCGTCTTCGGTGAAATCCGGTAGAGTCTTTCTATACCAGGCAGTTCCATCGAATGCATATTTCAACAGTTCTCGCATGGTTATTGTGTTATTTGCTTGAAGACCACGAACAATATCTTGCGGTCCTTTGGCCTTGTTCTTAATATCAATTAGAATCTCTGCAATAGTTAAATTCGCTGACATGTTTAAAACTCCTGTAAGTGTTCGATAAGCAAACGCATATTGTTTTCTATCATATACGGTAATATCTTTGATCGATTGCCTTCAGAAGGGACTTCGAATTCACTCATAATTGCGGTTTCAATTCTATTCGGAATTCGTGAAAAATCGATCATGGTCTTGTTGCGTTCGTAGTTGCGAAGCATTTCATCTGTGCAGAATGTATTTAGCGGAACTTGAATCCATTCGACAAGTTTCTTCTCGTAAATAGGTTTTTGTCGTTTACTTTCGACAAAAACAGAATCGTCCGATAGGAAATTGGGAACTCCATCGCCACTATCTCCCCTCATGATATGGCGTATAAGTTCCTCTCTAGGATTTTCGCAGACGATGAATTCTTTCGTCCGAGGACACCATTGTTTCACATTCGGCAGGCTCTGTAGTTGGAAGAAGTCGTGGTCTGATGATACAATCAGATGCTTCCCTTCAAGATTCTTTGAAAGGACTGCAATGATGTCATCACCTTCACACGAATCAACTTCCATCAGTTTATAGGGGAAGACATCCTTCAACTCTTTTTTGATCTGACGCAGAATGTCCCATAACTGATCCCAGTTAATATCGGACTCTTCCCTAACCTTTTTTCGATTGGCCTTGTATTGTGGAAAGATATCCTTGCGCCACGCCCGTACACGGGAGTCATAACACAAAACAGGTTCACCATATTCACTTGAGAACCTAAGTCTGATAAGTCTAATACTATTGACTACCATATGACGAATAAGACCAATATCCATATTGGGCTTACCCTTTGACTCAGCCATCAAGTTAGCAATAGTGATTTGGTTCATGTCCAAAAGGATCATACCGAATAGTATACAGACAAAACTTAAGTTGTCAAGACTTGACAGGGATTAAATATGGGTGTATATTACATGAAATCCCAATTTGGATGTTGGGATGCCGTAAAGTTTCAAGATAGAAAATAGGATAGAAAATGTCTAAGAATCATCAGGGCGTTGTTCCTCAGAAGGTTTATGTTAACTCGCTGGATAAGGTTGCGACCGTTCGCAAGGTCGAAGAAGATCCTGTTTGGGGGACGCAGTATTTCGTTAGCACTTATTCCCGAGAGTGGGGGCCGGAATTCTTTTGGGTTAAGAGTAGCGATGTTCAACCGATTACGACGGCTAAGGGAAGTCCATCAAATTCCGATTCAGATGTTGACTAAATACAACTAGTACTATGCCATTCTATGACTACATCTGTAGGGCTTGCAACCATGAATTCGAAGAGATGCTTCGTATTGATGATCGCAAGAAGCCAACCAAAAAGCCTTGTGAAAAATGTGGTCAGAAGAAAGTAGAACAGATCATTAAAGAGGCTCCATCTGCTTGCGACCCTATTCGGGTTGGCAGCGTAGGCAAGGTGGATAACGGTTTCAGGGAAGTTTTATCTAAAATAAAGAAAGCACACCCACGGCATAAAATGCGTGACTATTAAGCAATGAAGTTGAAATCTGTCGAATTAGAGGGTAAAGGTAGATACTATCAATCCCCAACAACTTTTCGTTGGTATCCATCGGTTACCACAGTTGTCAATCATGAAATGGAAGACTTTTGGCGAGAGTGGAGGAAAAATCCGCAAAATCTTGCCATTTCAAAAAAAGCATTAGCAAGAGGCAATCGTCTACATCAGGTGATGGAAGATTATCTTGGTGAGAAAATAGTACCAAAAGATCCATTTGATAGGATGAAGTTTGATTTACTGAAGCCTTGTCTAGATAAAATTACTAGCATCCGAGCAATCGAAATTCCAATGTGGTCAGACAATATTCTTCTTGCAGGAAGAGTAGATTGTATTGCAGAATACGATGGTAAGTTGGCTGTAGTTGATTTTAAAACAGCAGGCAAAGATAAGACTAAAGATCAGATTCTTAATTATTTTCATCAGACAACTGCATATGCATATATGTGGAATCAATCTCATGAGAAAGAGGATTTGATTGAGAGAGTGGTCATTTTGATTGTTACTGACGATGGAACATTACAGGAATTCGTTGAATCGCCTTCGAATTATAAGAAGTCCATGTTTGGCACAATCAAGACTTATTGGGATAAATACTCATTCAGAGAAGTACAGGAGATAGCAAATGAAATTCATCAAGCGACTATTCAGTTCGGATGAAGTGTTGCCGCCAGCAAAAATTGAAAAGTATCATTGTGTCCGTTTCATGACCGAAAAGGGTGAACAACTTGGTCTTTTACTGACACAAGAAGAATTTGAAAGAGCAATTTTTCGATGGACTCAAACCATTGAAACCATGCCAATAAATGAAAACTTAAAGGGAGAAGGAGATACTGAATGGGATCAATTATGAATATTAACCACGACTTCTCAAGGGAGGTTGAGGAACTTGCTAGATCAAGAAAGGGTGATTATATGGAGTCAGTTATGGATTTATGTGAAAAGTATGGTATTGAGCCTGAGTCGGCTGCAAAGTTGCTCTCAAAACCTATCCGTGAAAAACTCAAGAGTGAATTTGAATCGTTGAATATGGTTCGTGGAAAAAGAA